TTATTCTAACACAAGTTTCTCCATTTGTCAACACTTATTTTAAATTTTTTTGAATATTCAGTAAAATAAGAAAATTTCCCAATTTCTTGACAAATCGCAAGCCATCATATACAATAGTTATGTTATGTGCCAATAGCTCAGTTGGATAGAGCGTTCGCCTCCTAAGCGAAAGGTCGGGGGTTCGAATCCCTTTTGGCACGCCAAAGAAAAACCGCATTAGAAAGCCATTTTCAAGCTTTTTAGTGCGGTTATTTTTATATCCTTTGTGTGTTAAAATACGCTGAAATACACGAAAATCAGCTAAAAATGCATTGCAAATGCAAGGCAGGAAAAGTCTGATATAATCGGTACTTTCAGGCTTTTCAAACTGTGTCTGTAGTAAATCTGTAGTAATTATTTCAATTTAATTATTTATAAAATTTTTATAATTTTTCTGCAAAAGCACTTGACAAATACACCTATTAGGTGTATAATATAAACAATGAAAGGGGGTGATGAAATAAAAAAGCCGATAAAAAAATCCACCATCAAAATGGTTGAGTTGATAATCAAAGCGATACTTGCCCTATCTGCTCTGATAACAGCCATTAGATGGTGGTAACATCAAGAGGGGCTTAAAGCCCCTCCCCCTTATGGGGATAATATTATTATATCAATATGAAAGGAATAATGCAATATGAAGAAAAATAATTTTTGGCTATTCAGCCTTATTTGTTTATTTATCATATGCGTTGCAAGTAAATTTTTTGTTGTTGCTCGCATAGCCTTGGGCGTAAATGCAGTTATTGTACTTGCACAAACTATTCACGAATTTGTAATGTTCAGGAGAAATCACAATGAATAAAATCAAAGAAGCAAGAATTGCAACAGGTCTTAGCAGAGCAGACGTTGCAAAAATTATGGAAGTACCTTACCGTACTTGGGAAAATTGGGAAAGCGACAACAATCCAAACTACCCTAAGCCTTACTTTGAACGGCTTATACTGAAAGAGCTTAAAAATATCCGAAAATGACAAAACCCCCCTCACTCGCTTTTTATGGCAGATGAGGGAATATTTTTGCAATTATGTGTTTGTCATTTTTGTTATGTAGTTTATTTATTTAGTTGCTGAATTTATTCTTTCTTCGGCGATTTTGTAATACTTTTTGTCAAGTTCAATGCCGATAAAATCACGGTTTGTATTTATGCAGGCAACACCTGTTGTTCCGCTTCCCATAAACGGATCTAAAACAGTGTAATTTTCTTTTGAACTGTTTCGGATTATTTTTTCAGTAATGTAAAGAGGTTTAATGGTCGGATGTTTCCACATTTTTTTGTCCTTTAGGTTTGAAACGCTTAAATAATATGTTTTTGCATCCTCATAACTGTGGGGAAAGCACTTACCTTTTCCTTTTCTGAAATAAAGTAAATATTCGGTGTCGCTTAAATACTTATTTGAATAGGTGGGCAAAGCGTTCGTTTTGTGCCAGCAAATAATATCAAATTTGCATTTAAGTTGTCCGACATAAAATTTTAAATAATCATATATTTGTGCTTTATTGCACCAAAAATAAGCATTGATTTCTTTCATAACTCGCAAAAATTCTTGTCCGAAAAGTTCGATGTCGTATCCATTAATTATTTTTGCTTTCTCGACATCCGCTAAAGATTCACTTAATTTCATTTTCTTGTTTACAGTTCCACCCCCCTTTGTGTTTAACACATAAGGCGGATCTGTCAGTAACAGGTCAACGCTGTTATCGGGCAAAGTTTTCAGCACTTCAAGACAATCGCCTTGATATAAATTTACCATTTTCGTCACCCCAATTCTTCATTTATGATATTCGCACCGCCACATAAAATTTGCAACGGTGCGAAATATTTAACATCAGCCGAGTGCCTTCTTGGCATTGGCAATTTTGTTGTCTTTTGCTCTAATACCATCGTTGATAAGATGATAGATAGCATTGATTGTCTTTTCTCCGACAATGCCATCAACTGTGACCTTACCTGCTCTCTGTGCCTCTTTTACAGCTTTCAGAGTACCGTCCCCGAAACCGTTCGAGTTATCGACCTTTGTTTTGACGATACCCATATTGTAAAGTGTAATCAACTGCTTTTTGAATGCGAGTGTTGCTGTATTGTGTGCGCCGTATTTAATCATTTCCTCATTCTCCTTATTTGATGTTTTACCGCCGAGTTGTGCGGTTACTTCGTCTGCAAGATTGCCGAGCCTGTTATAGAGCCAGTCACCAGGGCAAGATTTATTTGCAAACCACCTATGTACAGTCAAGACCATTTCGCCCGACTTCGGCGAATAATTTAAAGTCTTGTCCTCGTTACCAAACCAAAGCAGTTTAGTCTTGCCGTTACGCTTGCAAATGTCAACGCAAAGTGCAATAAGTTTGTTGTACACTTTACTGTTCATGGTGTACGGAGCTACTGTGTCGCTTGCACATTCGATTGTAACTGCACGCTGGTCATTGGCATTGCTTGACGAACACCAAGAACGATTACCTTCATCAACGCAAAGCAACACTCTGCCGTCATAGCCGATTCCGTAGTTACAGCTTGCCTCACAAGCTGTGTTCATAAAGATGTTGCCGAGGGTTTCGACACTGCACTGACCTACTACACAATGCGGAGTAATGCGGTCGATACTGTGTGTGCGTTTGCCGCTGTGGTTTGGGCTTAATTTTGTGTAATTAACAAGTTTTGAATTACTCATAATTATTCCTCGCTTTCGTCTGTTTTTACTTCGACTGTGGTTTTCAGTCTTTTGACGATTGATACCAAAAATTTCGGCAATGGAATACCAATTTCAGAGAGGTTTTCTAAAATTGAAATCAACTCATTGATGATAAACCAAATCGTAACAATCATGCCGATACAGTAGTTAATCCGCAGGTCGATTCCGCAGTTGACAAGTGCCGAACTGATGAGATAGTCGGCAACAATACCGACTGCTACAGCTACGATATAGCCTACCTTTTTGATAATGCCTGTTACACCGACACGGCTGTTAAGCGTGTGACTGATGTATGCCTGCGCCATTCCTGTGATATAGTCGATAATCATTACCGCAATCATCACCGCAAACGGCACAAGTAAGATGTTAAGATATGCGACAATAGCACCGCATACCGTGGCAAATAGTGCCTGTAAAATGTTTTCTTTCATTGCTTACACCTCGCTTTCTGTCGGCTCATCAACGGTTGGATTGTCGCCCCACACCGCCATGACAGCGTTATAGTATTCATCCGACAGCACCGTTTTGAGCTGTTCTCTGCCCGATTTGCTGTTCATGTAGGCATTGCGGATGTTACCGCCTACCTGCATTTCTTCACCGTTAAAGGTCAAAAACTGCTGTCTGAGTACCGACACGCTGTCCTTTGTGAGCATATCAAGTGTGATTTTTTCTTTAAGTTCCATTTTTCATACCTCCGTTATTTAATTTTGTACAAGCAAATCACATTAATTTGCTCGCCGTCTGCGAATGTATATGCGGTCTTATCCTGAGTCGAAAACTGTAGCCAAGTGTTATTTTTCGGAATGGCAAATTTAAAGAGCTTGCCAAGGTTTGAAATACCAACACAAAAAACATTGTCCTCGGAAATACATTTGTACGGCAAATCAATCAGCGGACACATGCTATTGCCGGCAAGAGATACTGCGTTCATTTTGACGGTTGCACTGACGATTACGATGTCACCAATCGTCTTATATGTACAGTTTGCACTTTTGATTTTATCCGCAACGGTTGAATAAGGTGTAAGTGTTGATGTTCCGCTTTCAATATTTGACGAATCGTATTTAGTTGCCAAGGCAGTTTTATCTGCTTTCACAAGCAGAGCGTTGTAAACTGCTCCGCTTGTGAGATAACACGGGCTGTTATTTTTGGGTTCGCTGTCGAACGGCATTGAATCAAGCTTTCGGGCAATACTCTTGTCTGTTTTATCAAGCCTTGCTCCAAGCGAATTAGAACTACCTCTTGCATTTTCGACTTCTTTTGTGATTTCCGCAATAGAGCTTGCACCCGGGAAAGCTTTACTGTCATCGTTGATTACGCTTTTTCCTACACGCAAACAAACGGTTTCAGCAGTTATAATTTCATCGCCTTCTGTAAGCACAATGTCCATTTTACAAATGCCTGATAATGCGAGCATTGTGTCTGTAAGCGTAACTGTGACTACATTATTTTCGGTGTCAACGACAGCAGCTACGCTGTCCGCAACGATTACATTGTCAACCGTAGCATTGACTTTTGCTGACATCGTAGAGGCAAGGTCAACAGTTTCACCGTTGACGGTAAACGCAAAATCAATAATGCGTGAGCCTTTATCGCCCTGTCTGACTTCTAAGATTTCGTAATTCTTACAGCTGTTGATTTCGAGTGTCATTTTGGTATGGTTAATATTCAATGTTTTCACCTCATTTAACTATATAATCTGATAACTTTGATTTTGGTGTGCCAAGCTCAAGGCTGTTCCACCGTTCGAGCACGAAATCATAGTCTGTTTTAATTATTTTTGCTTGCAAGCTATCGTTTTCAGTATCGACATAAACACTATCGCATAAATGCAGTCCAAGCATTTCATTAAGTGTTGGGGGATAGTCAACCTTTACATTAAGCGTAGGCGCTCCGTTTGTGTTTACGAGCTGTCCTCTTAAAACCTGTGCTTGAATATTTAGCTTTTGAATCAAAAAGTCCTTATTCTCGCCTGTGTGGGCGTTGAAATCCCAGTAGCCTGTTTCGTCGCCGATGTAGACCGAACCGCCGTCCGAAACATCAACCGTTTTCACTTTAATGAGC